AAACTATTTCTGTTTAGAATATCTTCACAAATACGCATAGCAATTACTTCTGCTTGCTCTTTGTAGTCATACTCCATCCATCGGTATACATCTTCAGGTACTTCAAAGTTCTGAGGCCCAGCAGGATTAAATTCTACGCCAGCTTCACGCATAGCCTGGAATAAATCAGGAGCTTCAAACTCAAGAAGTAATTTTTCTAAAAGTTCTGTTTTTTTATTAACTGCGCCTTTACTGTTATTAACAACAGATGGCTCAATATTTTCAATCATTTTGATTGCATTACCAACCATGTAGTCAACTAAGGAAGTCACCTTCTGACCATTGATCCAAACTGTTGGCAAGTCACAACCTGTTTGATCTTGAGTTGTGTAATAATAATCTTTGTTATATTGTCGCCCTAAGTAGTAGGTAAACATTCTAACTACTTCATCGATTGGGTTTTCTAAGTCTTGCTGTTTTCTAACTCTAGAGATTCTATCGTGTCTCTTATTAAAGTGAGACATAATAAATTTGATATTATTCTTGTACCACACTTTATCTTTAGCACTTTCTGCTATAAATTGTGGTGGCTGGTTCGTTATAGTATACGCCATTTAATACAAATTTATGCAATTTTAACGAGAAAACACAATTATGGCATTTAGATAATTAATCCGAGTCCTTATACTCCGAGTCCTTTCGTAGACTCCGTCACAATATTTTCTTGGGTGAACCACCGTTTAAACCATACCCCCCTTTCCCCCCTTTCCTTTAAAAGCCTTAAAAAAGACTTTTGCGAAAATTGGTTCAGGTGGTGTGGTTTGTGATTTCCAAGATACTTTCTCGTTCATCCCCACACAGTCCATCAAGACATACCCCCATCAAAAAGTATGGACTGCGGGGCAAACATAATATCATTCTTCCGAAAAGTCAAGTATGTAGTGACGAGGAACTAATCTTTTTACATAGAACTCAATAAACTCGGCACCTTTAGCCACGATTTTTTTTTCAACAATCAGTCTAAAGATAAATTTATCGTTAAAACCATACTTCTTCTGTAAAATGTCTACAAAGGGTTTTACGACATTATCTACGTCTGAGGCCATATTGCTGAGTCCAACTACTAAAGATAGCTCTATGGGCTCCCCAATCCAGTTAATCTTGTGTGCAGGTAGTTTATACAAGCACTCTTTTTCATATTCTTTGTAAATTGGCGATTTAAACTTACGCCCTTGCCATGCTTGGTTTACCGAGATGGGCTTTATCTCAACTCTGTTTGAAAAGAGAAGGATATTCGTTCCTGATTGTCTGCTCATTAGCTTCTAAGTCAACAAATAAAATAAGATCTGGTGCTATCCCAAAGAAGGAAGCAACCAGCAAGATGTGTTCAAAATTATAAATTTGACCTTTGCCTTCAAGAAGAGTTTGAAGAAAATCATCGGTTTTAATACCCATATTGTCTTCAATATTATATCTTGTGCACTTTGATCGGTGAATTTTATTTAAAAAAGCAATATTATTCAAAAAGAGAGTAGTGTACCTCTCCTTATCTGCAATGATCTTCTCAATGTAATATTTTTGTCGTGCTCTGGCAATTTGATGTCTTTCGACATAAGGAGTAACTCCTTGCTTTTTAATAGCAATGATTTCCTTTTCGAGTTCGACTAAAGTCATAGGTTTTGTAGGGAGAGATCAAACTCTTCCATGTAACGCTCGTTTTCTTTAATGCACTTCATCACCTCACGCATTACAATGATTAATTTTTGCTGGTCGATTAAAGATTTACCGTTCAAAATATTATAGACATCGTATTTTTTTATACCAAAGTGAGATGTGCGATCTACAATGCGAGCCATATCACCCCTGCGAAGTTGCCCTTTTAACTCTGTGATTTTATTTTTTAATTCGTTATTCATAATATTATACAATTTTAACATTTTTTTTTGGTATTTCCAAATTTAGTTGTATATTCGCCTTAAATATAGTTATGGCTTTAAAAGAAAAAACAACCCCAGTAGTGTATCTTACCATCAGAGAAGGTAAAATCGCAAAGAAAGAAGGCGAGACTTATGTCTTGTTTGACTCAGTAGAAGGTTTCATCCGTGGAATCAGTACAAGAAAACACCTTTATGGTACAGATTTGTGCATTATGTTGGAAGACGACCAGATGTATCAGTTGCAAATTAGAATGAAAGGTGAAGAACCAAGCAAGCAAACCGCTTACTTTATTGCCTTTGCGCATTGTTGCCCGGCAATTGATCCTAACCAGAGAGTAGAGTTCATTCCAAATTTGAAAATCGTGGATGACAAAAAGAGATCCGCCTTATTTTTGAAACAGAATGGAGAGACTATGAAGTGGGCTTACAAAGTAGGTCAAGATGGAGTACCTGCTCCTGAGGAATTGAAGAATAAAAAGGGTGAGGTAATCTCTGTCGATTGGTCAGAAGTTGAAGCCTACCGTGTAGATAAGGTAAATGAGTTCAGTAAGAACTTGACACCAGCCGTACAAAGAGACATCATTCAAGACCACGGAGTAAATCCTTATTCTGAGTCAATGAATGATGGCGATGATTTGCCATTTTAATGTCTAGAGGCGTAAATAATATGGCACTTGCTAGTAAAATAGGAAAGTCCTTTGAACCTACTCATATGAAACACTATGGGCAGGAACAGAGGTCTATAATTCGGCAGTCTTCGTTAAAAAGTGCCGTAAATATAATCTCCACAATGAATCTAGAAGGTAAGAATCTAGACGAGGTTAAAGAGATGACGTTCCACCTTGCACAAGAGTTCGAGGAATGGGTCTTGAGATAATTCAAATCAACAAGGACAAGGCTTACGATGAGTGGTTACAATTCCGCTCTCGTGGCCTTGGGGCCTCAGAGATTGGTACTGTTATGGGTGTCAACTCTTGGAAATCTCCAGCAGAACTGTACTACCAGAAGATTGGGCTAATCCCTCAGAAGGTTGAGCCCAATATTCCTATGTTTATGGGAACTATTTTGGAAAAAACTGTTGCTGAGATATTTGAGTACTGGGATGGGGATGATGCCTCTATGCTCCGTAATTACGAGGCAGGAAATAAGGTCAGAACTTTATACGAACCAGTTGGTTACGTTGTGAACCCAAAGTATCCTCACCTATTTTTCTCGCCAGATCGTTTACAAATCAAATCAAAAAATTTAAGAATAAGAGATGGTAGAATTAACTTGGAAAATGTGGAAGCTATTATTGAGATTAAGACGATTAGTGGATGGAGTAGCAAGCAGTGGGAAGGTGGCATTCCACCGTCTTACTACCTGCAACTACAGACGTATCTTATGGGTCTTGCACTTGATACCGGCTATTTGGTTTCTCTTGAGGATGGTAGGAATTTAAAAGTCCACCGCTTCGAGAAGGATCCGGAGATGATGGAGATGATTGGTAATGTAACCAGTGACTTTTGGTCACGTGTTGAGGCAGGTCGTTTGGCTCTTGAGTTAGGCGAAGACTATGAGGCTTACGCCCCTCCTCCAGATGGTACAGAAGCCTATTCAGAATTTTTGAATCAGAAGTACGCCAATCCAGAGGAGAATAGTATTGTGGCTACCCCAGAGATTGATGAGTTCATCTTACGGTACAAAGTAAAGAATAGCGAAATATCTCTCCTGGAAGAAGAAAAGAGGGAGGCTGCTAATTTCATCAAGCACTATATGGGTAACAATGTAATCATACAATCTGATGAGGGCAAAGTAACATGGAGACCAAATGCAAAAGGAACAAGAATTTTTAGGGTGGGATGACAAAGGATACAGCATGGTACAAGGCCATGTGGAATTCACGACCACATCAGTGCCAGGAGTGTGGAGTTCAACTGTCCCACTTTCATCCGATGTATGTCTCGCATATCATTACCAAAGGAAGTTATCCGAGTCTGAGGAATCATCCCGAAAACTTTATGATCTATTGTTCGCAATGTCATCATTCATGGGAGTTTGGGAAAAGGACGGAGATGAAGACCTATGGGGAAGCGATGGAGATAATGGATAGATTAAAAAGAGAATACCATGAAAACAAACCATAGAAGTCCCAAAGTAGAAAAGAAACAGTACCTAAGGTACATGAAAACTTTTTTGTGGGCCAAGAGGAGAGATAAGGATGAGTTAATCCAAACCGTAATGGGCAGACACATGGATAACTACCCTGCTTCCGCAATTAGTCTTGAGCAAGCCGTAACAGATATGGACGCTGAGAGCGAGCTACGTCAAACGGGGCTTAGTATGACCGATATGTATGCTATAAAAGAAGTTATTAATTTAATTGAAAATAATGTCACCAAAACAACAAGCACAGCAAATAGAACAGGAAATCAAGAAGATGAAATTCCAAATGGACACCTTTCGATACAGGGAGATAGCGAAGTTTTCGATAAACTTGTTGAAGAAGGAATTATTGGAAGTGGAGAAGATAGCGAAAGTCAATATGACTGAGATGATCCGCTACTGGGATGAAGTATTAAATAAATTACCTTAACTTTGCATATTATGACACCTTCTTTATTTATCGGCACCTTGTTACAATCAAGAGATGCTATGCACCTTGCTCACTGGAAATCTGAGTCTTACGCTGAGCACAAAACATTAAACGAGTACTATGATGGTATTTTAGAACTCACCGATTCTTTTGTAGAGAAATACTTTGGAAGAGAGGGGCGTGTAGTTATCACCGTTCCAGAAACCAAGGTTGAGAAACCTATTGCACACCTAAAGGGTCTCAGAACGATTATGGAAACAGAAAGAGAAAAATACTCCTCTGATCTCCAGAACATCATAGATGAAATGATCGGTTTAGTAAATGAAACATTATACCTATTAACCTTAGTATGAGTTACACCGTAAGAGGGCCCCGAGTTATCTTAACTCCCCCCGAAATTAAAAAGAGCGTTATTGAAGTAGAAGAAAAACTTCAAAGACAGCTAATGGAAAAAGAAATGAAGAAGTGGTTTAACCTTGAAGTTCTCGCCATAGGTGATGAGGTTAAAGGTGTTGAGGTAGGAGATAAGGTTTATGTTAATCCCATCTTCCTTCAGAACGCAGAAAGAATCGAGATAGATGGAGTAGAACGCTTAATTGTTCGTGCTCCTGATATTGCTATTGTTTGGAAGTAAAATTATGTCCCCGGTTGCATACCGTAAGATCTGCTTCTGGGGCTTTTTAAGTTTGGGTCTCAGATATCCCAATGCTTATTATACCGTTCGTAGTAGAACTCAGGCATAGAGGAAGCATACTCTCCTACATAGTCACAATCAAATGTAGAGTTAACACTCTGTACTAGGGAGGTAGTAATGATATCATCGTTCTCATAACC